AAAGAACATCTAAAGCAATAGACAGGGCATCTACTTGGTCATCATGGTTTCCATTTGGGAAGGTGACTGCTTCGTCCACGAAGCTGTCTAGCCAGTCGGAAGATTGTGGGAGGAAGACACGTCCACCTTCGATAAGAGGGAGGACTGAATTTACTCTAGCTACTTTATCGTTGACGACTTTGTAGGGGATCACAGACATTCCAGACTCTCTTTTGAGTTCTTGGAGGATAGACTGACCAGATGCTTTGTCTTCTATGTATATGCCACGTAATCCTTTGCCTCTCCATTTGTTGTTGAGGCGTATAAGGCGTTGTTTAAGTTCTGGGAAATCATATTTGCCACGGACTATTTCTATTATGTACATGTCTCCGTTTCTGTCCATGCCTGCCACTACTGCTGCTGAGTAGTCTGCTGTCTCTGTCTTTTTGAAAGCTGTGTCTACGCCAATGACTAGGGTTGTAAAGTTTTCTGGTGTTAGACCTTCTGGAAACTTTTGCCACCACTCTGTCTTGATTAAGTTACCACCTTCTACGTATGGCATCTGTTGGTATAGGCTTGCAAACTCACGTGGGTTGAGGCGTTCACGTCTTTTGAGTTCGTCTAATGGAAATCTTTCTTTCCATAATGGTTCTTGTTTCGTTGTTGGTACGTTTCTTTTTGCAGGAGATACTTTAGAATACTGTTCTGAAGTTAGATAGTTGGGGTCGTCTTCTGGTAGCATTCGTCTGCTCATTTTGCCTGACATTACTTCTTTGATTGCAGGAAAGTTGACGTGTTCCCATCTACCTTCTTGCCAATCTTCGGTCTGCATGAGGCGACCTGCAAGGTCGTCCACATGCCAACGTGTTAAAATTACTATCTGGCGTGGAGGAGTCCCATCACTTTCTGGTTGAAGACGTGTAGCCAGTGCTGATGTGTAGTAGTTCCACGTTTTGTTTCGTTGAGTCATTGACTCTGCTTCTTCACGAGATTTGATTGGGTCATCGACTATTAATAAGTTGGCAGGACGTCCAGATGTTGTACCACCTATACCCACAGCGAAGTATGCGCCACCACTTTCTGTACGCCATACGTCTGCGGCACGGCTATCCTTTGATAAGTGGAAGTCTTTGAAAGCTTGTTGCATATTTTTCTGCTCTACCACCCCACGTATCTGTCTACCAAAGTCTGTGGACAGTTGTGTGTTGTATGAACAGGACATTGTAAACCTGTTTGGCTTCTTAGCCATGTAATATGAGGGAAATAGGACTGTGCCAAAGGTAGATTTGGCGTGACGTGGTGGCATAGTTATTAATAAATTATTCTTGCCAAGAATCCCCTTCTCTAGTTTGTCTAATGTGTTGATTAATTCTACTTGGAAATCTGCAAGTTCCCAATCTGGGTACTGTAAACGTACAAAGCCAAGGAAAGATTCCTGTGAGTCTTTTAATTTGAGTAGATATTTGGCGACTTCTGCCTGAGATAGTTTAGCCAAGTCTTTTTCTTAGCCTTCTGCTTTGCTTTATCTCGTATGCTGTCTTGCCACACTGTACTGTGTCTTCCATTATACGCATGAACTGGTCAAATACTGCGTGTTTAACTTTTTCTGGTGGCACAGAAGTTAAATCTATTTGTGACATTGCCTTGCCTAGCTCTTGTAAAGTTATATTAGAGGGCTTTGCGTCTTTCTGTTTATTTGTTATCTTCAATTACTTCTCCCTGTACTTCTATTTCCGACACACCTTGTGCAATTTGTTCTAGTTCTTCCCTAGATAGGTCTGTCAGTTGCTTCATATTGACTTCATGCTGTACGAAATTGGCATTTAAGTCTGGCACTACCTTGTTTAATAGCATTCCAAACACTCTGGCTTGGGTAGGATTCCATTCTGTATGACCTAATACTACTGTATGTGCAAGATTTATTTGGTCTTTGACGTATGAAGCTATCTCGCCACGTATGTTTGCAGACATAGCAGGACTTAATTTAACTTCATCTACTTTCTTTGCTACTGCTTTCATTTTCTTTACTTCTTTTTCTAGTTTTCTACACTCATGTGAACAGAACTTTCTACGAAATTCATGTGATTTCCTAGTATTAAACTTCTTTGCACATGTCTTACAAGTTATTTGTACCACGTTTTCAGACATTTTCAATAATTACTCCGATAAGTTGTGGGGGTGGGGAGGTGACTCTCCAACTTTGCAAAACTGATTCGACGGCATACCCCCCCCTTTAGTCACATGTGCGTCTCAAACAACGATAAATCGTTGTTTTTGTTGCGTTTTTATCCCCTAAATAAGGGGATTTGCGTGTGTAAGACGTTTTCAACGTCTCCTACATGCACATACGAACAATACCTTCGCAGAACACAAAGTCAATCAAAACAATGGGTTAGCTTTCGCACACACAGACACACGTGCAGTCCGAAGGACTTATTAAAGGGCAACTTCAACCAATCAGCCAAAGGAGGTTCTCATGGCTACAAAGAAAACGCACGTATCGACTCCGAAGAGTCGAAAGGAATGGATCGATGCCGTCGAAGACGGCACGAAGACGAAGCAACAAGCAATCGCACGTTGCAAGCACATGATTTCGAAGAAAGGCGATTCCTTTCACGGCAAACAGTGGTCACTGTTTCTCGCCAAACTCACAGGGAAGCCGAAGGCTTCACCGAAAGCAGTCGCCACTTTCACGAAGCCAAAGGCTTCAGCGAAAGCAAAGGCAAAGCCTTTGTCGATTCAGGTTGCCGACGAAGTCGAACTTGCAGCCATGAAAATCATGCTCGAACAGCTTCGTGCGAAGTAACCCAAACGCAGAGACGCATTATGCGTCTCTGCTTTTTTTTCGTCTTTTTTTCGCACACATACAGGAGGTAAAAATGCGACAACAACACAGACTACAACGATTGATAACACGAGCAACGGAAGACAACAACGTAATCGTGTTGAAACGTGCCGAAAAACAAGCTAGGCTTTTAGAACGTAGACAACAACAACGTAACACAAGGAGACGATAATATGTTGCTCGAAAAACTCAAAGCCATAGGCATTTTCATCATGTTCGTACTTGCAATTCATCTTATGATGCTCGTGTTCATCGAGTTCATGGCAGGTTGTGGTACGAAAACCTACTACAACGACGGCACGTGGGAGACGATGCCATGCGTTTTCATTCCCTACGAAACAACAACAGGCACATGGAGGTAAATATGCCAAAGTACACATTTGAATGGACGAGGACAACAACGTACTCGACAGTAATCGAAGCCGATAGTGAGACAGATGCTCACGAAGACTTGATGAACGACATCACTGCACAACAGACCGACTTCACGTCTGACATAACAGACGAGGTGTTTAACGTGCCAGAAGAATCGAGTGGTGTCATGTTCACACAAGAAATGAGCGATGACGAAATCAAGCAAGCTATCGAGAACAACGACAACGTAATCAAAGGCGTGTTCGACAAGTGGAACAAGAAAGGAGGTAATGCGTAATGTTTCTTGAAACTGCAACTGCATTGGTGTGTCTTTCACACGCAATCTTTTGGGAGGCTCGTAGCGAAAGCACTGTCGCCCAACTTGCCGTAGCACAAGTCGTCATCAACCGAGTCAACGATTGGAGGTTTCCAAATGACGTATGCGAGGTTGTCACTCAAGGTCAACGCTACACGTGGAACAACAAAATCGTTCCGAACAAGTGTCAGTTCAGCTTTTACTGTGATGGCAAGCCAGAAGACGAGACGATAGACCTACAAGCATATATGTGGGCTGAAGAACTAGCCACGTATATACTTGACGGCAACTTTCACATTGACCTCACTGATGGTGCTACGCATTATCACGCAGACTATGTTTATCCATCATGGGCAGAACAGTTCACGAGGACAGTTTGCATTGATGCTCATTGCTTTTATAGGTGGGAACAATGAACCGATTTCTCATTGAACGTGAACCACAACGTATAGCCAAATCACTATGCGACCAACACATTGTGAAGATGCCACTCGAAGAGGCACAGATGCTTTGCACGGCATTGTGGCATCACAACGCAGAGTTCGCCTTTGAAAACAACTTGTACAAACCAGTACATCAGAAACACCCATGCACCTTGTGGTGCATGGAGACACGAGACAACTTCAAATTCGCTTTCACGTTGTATTGGTGTATGTTGTTAGAATACAAGGTGCGATACCGAAGAATGCACGGAGCAAGAAAACACTTCCATGCAATCTTACAAGGAATACATCACATTCCAAAGGGCAAGATTACAAAGCACCCTCAATGCTTTGGACAACACTACGAGTCCATCAAAACGGACGAGGACTATCCTATCAATGCGTACAGAGATTTCTACAGACTAGACAAACTCTCCTTTGCGAGATGGAAACACAGTAGAAAACCTCATTGGTTAAACTAACGTACACACGCACACACACCTAGTCCGAAGGACTTATTATAGAGTGGCAGTTTCTGTCAATTTTCT